ATCTCTTTCTTCTCAGGAGCATAATTACCTTTTAGCTTATAGAAATGGTCAATCGCTTTCATCTATTTTTACTTAATCAACACACTGACCTGAAAACAAAGATGAAAGCGATTGACCATTTCTATAAGCTAAAAGGTAATTATGCTCCTGAGAAGAAAGAGATTAAGGGAGAGATTAAACTAACTGATCTTTATGACGAAGCAATTAAAGAATAAGAAAACTGATGTAGAGATATTTAGAGAGATGATGCTATCTCCTACGCTATTTATAAGAATGATGTGGGGATTAACTCCTGAAAAAGATAATGATAAGTTTATAAAGGGAAAGAATATAACTTGGCAACAATATGAAATCATCCAATCTGTGGAGAGAGCTATTAGTGGAGAGGGTTCTAAAAGAATCAGTATCGCATCAGGACATGGAGTTGGCAAAAGCACAGTATTATCGTGGTTGGTTCTCTGGTTCTTATATTGCTATAAGGATGCACAAGTACCTTGTACAGCCCCTACAAGCGATCAGATGTATGATGTTCTATGGAAAGAAGTAAGTAAATGGTTAAAGAAGATGCCTGATGGAGTACAAAATAAGTATGAATGGACGACTAATTATATAAGAGTAACAGAAAGCCCTACAACTTGGTTCGCTCGTGCAAAGACTGCAAGGAAGGAAGCCCCAGAAGCATTAGCTGGTATTCATGCAGATCATGTAATGATGTTGGTTGATGAAGCCTCTGGTGTAGCTGATGAGATTTATAACACAGCAGAGGGAGCATTAACCAGTAGTGATATCCTAGTAATCCTAATCAGTAACCCAACAAGAATATCAGGATACTTCTACGATACACACAATAATGATAAAGATAATTGGCAAACACTACAATTTGGTTCACAGAATAGTCCAATAGTTGATAGTAAATATGTAAATCGGATAGTTGAGAAGCATGGAGAAGACTCTGATGAGTACAGAATCCGTGTACTAGGACTATTTCCTAAGGAAGATTCAATAGATGATAAAGGATATGTGCCATTATTAAACGCTGATAAGATTGGTTTTACACCTGATGCTGAGTTAACTAGTAAGAGAAGGATGGGAGTTGACCCTGCAGGACAAGGTAAGGATACGACTGAGTGGGTAGTGAGAGATAACTTTAAAGCTAAAGTAGTAGCAACTGAGAAGATTAGTACACCTGAAGGGATAGCACAGAAGACATTAACCCTAATGGAATACTATGGATTTAAAGCTAAGAATGCTAGTAAAGAGATATTTGTAGATGACTTTGGTATAGGAAGTAAGACTGTTCAACAGCTTGCAGTAGCAGGAGTCCAAGTAAGTGCTGTCAATGTAGGTGAACCACCAGATGATAAGGATAGGTTCATCAACAAGAGAGCTGAAGCCTACTGGAGAATAAAAGAATGGCTAACAAAAGGCTCTGAGCTGATACACAAAGACAAATGGGACTATGAGATAAAGTCTAATAAGTATAAAAGAAACCTAAAGGGTAAGATACAGATGATGAGCAAGGATATAATGAGAAGGGAAGGCATACGCTCACCTAATAGGATGGATGCATTGATGCTAACTTTTGTAGACAAAGAGGAGTTATTTAAAAAGAAAGAAGCTTATAAACAGCCAGACTGGGAGGAATCTCACAATGGACTAGGAATATAATATGTTAGAACTCTACAAAGCTACAACTGAAAAAGAGAAGAATGACTTTTGTTTATCTATTGGTGTATTAGACAAAAGCACTGTTGACTATGCTAAATTTGATTTGACTCTTGTAAGGAATACTAGAGATTTAACAAGTTTTAAAGTATTTACAACAAAAAAAGGAATTACATTAAGTGACTACTTTGCAATAGTTGAAGATTTTATCTTAAAATTATAATATGGCAGAATTAAACAAAGATGAGATACTTAAGCAATCATTAAAAGAATATGATGCTTGTTTGAAGTATAGAGCCCCTAGAATCACATCCTCTTGGCATTTGAATGAAGATGCTTACTTTATGAGGCGTGGTAAGGTTATCAGAGGTAGACACAATCTAAAGTTCGGTGATATGCAAGGCTTCCTTGATACTTTCATCTCTAAGATTGATGAACCACCTCAGATAGAATTTGAACCAACTAATGAAGCTGACTATAGGAAAGCTGATAAGGTTACTCTAATACTAAAGCAACAAGCACGACCTGATAGGGGTGATTGGAACTTTAAAGACCTACTAGGTAAGAAACAAGCAGGACTATATGGAAGATGTATAATGAAATTCTTTGCAGTATCTGACCCTGAGTATAAGTCTGAACTAATCCTAGTTGATCCCTATGACTTCCTGATAGACCCTATGGCAGGTGGATTAGACACAGAGGATGCTATGTTTATGGGACACGATAATATCTTTAAAACTATCTTTGCACTAGAGAATGATGATAGATACAGTAAAGAGCAAGTAGCTAAGATGAAACTAGAGTTTGTTAAAGCTACGATGGATGATGATAATGAGAATCAAGAGAAAGAGAATAGGCACAGTATATTTGGTTATAATGCTAGACTATATAAACATCAGTCAGAGGATACTGTTAAGCTTACAGAATGGTATACAACTTACGAAGGTAGGAGATACATCTGTACTTTTGAGCTATCATCAAAGACTTGGTTGCGAGTAGAACTACTATCAGATGTATTTCAAACACCTGAATATGAGAATGGTGACCCTCTATGGAATATGGATAGTTGGGCAACTCACCCTGATGCTCACGAGTTCTGGACACCATCACCTTGCGATCAAGTAAGGGAAGGTTACATAGCAGAAGAGATACTAGTAAACCAATCATTTGATAATAGACAATATAAGAACTTTGGGATGAAGGTGTATGATTCGGAGGTTATTGATAACCCTGCAATGCTTGAGCCTAGATGGTCTGGTCTTGTATCTGCAACTATCCCTGAGGGAACTAATAAAACAATTCAGAACTCTATCTACCAGATTCAATACCCTTCACTAGACGATACTACTATCCTGCACAATCTAATAGATGGCAAGATAAGTAAGAACTCCGGTATAACTCCATCAATACAAGGACAATCAGAAGACGATAAGAAGGTTGGAGTATTTGAAGGTGAGCAAGCTAATACAGCTGATAGATTGGCAACTTATGAGAAATCATACTCTAGATTCTGGATTAAGATGGGTAAAAGGTTCGTTAATGGACTAAAAGAGCATATGCCAGAGGAGTTGGCTATCAAGAGAATCGGTAAGAAAGGCTTACAATGGGACAAATTGATTAAGAAAGACCTAGATACTGACTTTGATATAGTTGTTAAGGGATTAAACGCTGAGCTGAATGCTGATGCTCGTAAGCGTAGAGATAGATATCAAGTATTATCCGGAACACTTGCACTACCAGAGGTTAACACAGTAGTAGGATTAGAGACTATGTTTGAACTATCTGGATTCTCTCCTGAGCTAGTTAAAGAGCTATTAGACCCTCAATCACAAGGTAATAAGGAGATTATAGCAGAAGGTGCAGAAGAGAATGAAACAATGCTTACAGAGGATGTGAAGCCAAATGAAGGTGCTACTACAGACCATATCAGAAAGCATGTTGACTTCCTAAAGAATGAAGAACTAGAACCTGAGGTAAAGGATAGGATTATGTTCCATATTCAAGCTGAAATGGAGTTTGCTAGGTCTAATATGATTGAACAGGCTAAAGCTGATGTAGCTCAAGCAGGTGGGGTGGTTAATGCTGAATCAATGGATGAAGCCCCTCCTGAACCAGTAGATACACCTAATTTACCTAACAACACTAATCTATGAGTTTAATAGATTTACTAAATAAAGTTAGAGCAGGTAGTGTTGACCATCGTGGTAATACTGATAATGAAGTAAATGATGCACTGGATAACTTCCATGACAGCATACGCTCTACTCAGAAACTAAAAGAATTGGCTGATACAGAAGGAATGAAGATGTTAGTAGACGATGCTAGGGATTTCCTAGTAAAGGTAGATGAAATTGTTAGTAGTGAGCAGATTAAGCACGAGGATAAGAGAGATGCGATAGCAATGAAACGAGCTTGGACTAAGGTAATTCAGAAGCTAACTGGAGCTGATAGTAAGCTAAAGGTAATAGAAGACCAGCTAGAGTACATGTTAAACAACTAATAAACCACTAATGGTGGATATTAAACATTAAGGGAGTTAACCCTTATAAAATCTGAACAATATGGTTGATGACCAAAAAACTCCTGAGATGGAAGACGAGCCAACAGAGGCAGATCTAGAAATCTTAAAGGAGATAGAAGGCGAGGCTGAACCAACACCTGAACCTCCTAAGGAGAAGAAGGAAGAAGAGAAGCCTAAGACTGATAAAGAACCTGACCCTGTTGATGATGGGGAAGATGATGACTTATCAGAAGGTGAAGATGATAAGGATGAAGGGCGTAAGCCTAAGTTCGTTCGTCTGGAAAAACACCTTAAGATGCGAGACAAGGTAAAGGATTTAGAAAGCCAACTCGAGAAGGCTAAAGATTCTAAACCGGAAGATAAGAAACAGGCTAAGGAAGAAATAGAAGCTGAAATAGAAACTATCGCTGATGAACTTGGTTTATCTGCTGAGAAGACTAAGAAGCTACTTAAACTTGCTGAGAATGGTGCTTATACTCGCATTAGAGCTGAGTTAGGAGACAAGTTGGATAATCTAGCAACTGCTGAACAATCACGCTTAGAAGAGGCAGAGACTGCCAAACAAGAGCGTATTTGGAACAAGCAGTTTGATGAATTGAAGACTGAATTTCCTAAAGAAGCTGAACACATCCAAAGCAAGAAAGGCACTATTAAAAAACTTGCCTTTTCAACTAGCTACAGCAAGACCCCTTTAAATGTTATTTATCGTGGTGTTGATGGGCTAAGAAGCACAAAGACAAAGACAGTTGAAGGTGGACGAGGTGGTTCTTCTAAAGCAGGAACAACTGACTTCGCTAAGATTGTCTCTAATAATGATCAGAGTGCTATTGCTGATATGGATGCAGATACTTTTAAAGATTTTAATAAGTATATAACAGACAATAATTTATAGTAATTTAATAATCGTATGGCTAATTCCCTAGGAAATGGCGTACTAAATGCTCAGTTTTGGACAAAAGTGATGCAAGAAGTTCGCTATGTAGAACTAGTGGCTATGAAAATAGCAAAAGTAGAGTTAAGAAAACTCTTAAAATCAGGTGATACTGTACACAAACCTTACAGATCAACAGTATATGGTTCTTCATATACAAAAGGTACAGCTTTCTCTGTGCAAGATATCAGTGCAACTGATGAAACTTTAGTGGTAAACACAACTCGTGTTGTACCTTTCTACCTAGATGATGTAGATAAAATACAAAACTCTTATTCAACTGCAAGAGAATTTGCAACAGATGCAATGGACAAATTGAATAGATTTGTTGATGCTGATGTGTTGAGTGAGTACGCTAACGCAACATCTGATATTGACGATGGTGATGTTGGTGGAACAGATGGAAACGCTGTACAAGTAAGTACATCAAACATCAATAAAATCTTTACAGCTTCTGCTCGTAAATTAGATTTATTGAATGTTAAATCAAAAGATCGTTTCGCTGTTATCTCTCCTTCTGTATTAGAAGTTATCAGACAGTACTTAGCTGGTAAAGATACAGAGTTCGGTGAAAAAGTTGGTGCTAATGGGTATGTAGGAACAAGATTTGGTTTTGATATTCATGTATCTAATAACCTTTCTTATACTGCTACATGGACACCTGCTGATAATCCATCAGAGAGTGCTACTGTGACTATCGCAGGTGTGGTATTTACATTCAATGCTACTCCATCTGGAGCAGGTTCAATCAATATTGGTGGTAATACTGCAGCTTCTCTTGATAACCTAGTAGCTTGTATCAATGGTACAGGTACAGCAGGAACAGATTATATCGCTTTATCAGATGCTTCTAAAGCAACTCTAGAGGGATTAACTGCTACTGATGGTACTACTACTATGACAATAGTATTCAAAGGTGGTTCAGAGTTAGCTCTAGCTACTAGTGAAGCAGGAGACCCTTGGAGTGTAGAGAAACTACATTGTCTATTTGGACAAAAGGGTGCAACTGACTTGGTAATGCAAAAAGCTCCTTCTATTGAATTTAAGGAAGTGCCTGATAAATTGGGTAAAAACATTGTACCTTGGATGTTGTATGGTAAAAAGACTTTCAATAACTACAAAGACAAATTGTTAGATGTAGTGATTGATGGTTCAGTACTTTAATTTAGTTAAGTAAATATTGTATGAGCAAAACAAAAACAAACTTACTTAGCAGATTGAATGGCTTAGTTATACCAATAGGTATAAGTATAGTCGCATCAATCTTTATCGTATCTGGAGTTGTTGGAGCGTTCTCTGGTAGTAATGCAGATGGCATTGTTATCGAGAATGTGGAACGCTTTTCTATATCTGGTGGGGAAGGCTCACTAGGTGGAGTGTATGAAAGCAATAAACAATTCTTCGATGGTGGTTTTGAAGCTAGAGGAGATGTATCTGTTGAAGGTGCTTCTACTTCTACGCTAACAATAGCATCAAGTGCATCTGCACAAGGTGGACAGTTAATCTTTAAAGATTTAGATGGTGGAGGTTGTTCTTTCCTTTCAATGTTGGATGGATCGTTTACAACTGGCACTGTAGCTTGTCCTTAGTAAGTTTTTAACTAGCCTCAGCTTATGGGGCTAGTGATAAAATTTATTCATAATATATATTTATATGATGCAACATGACTTCTCCAACGCTACTGTAACTAATACAAAAATAGCTGTTGGTGCAACTACTACTACTATTTTATTAGCAAATGGTAAAAGAAGATACACATATCTAGTAAATGATAGTAATGAAGCGATGTACATTGCTCTAGGTGGGAGTGCAGTGATGAACGAAGGCATACTATTGCCAATAGGTGCTTCTTTTGAGATATCAGGAGATGAACCATTCAAAGGTGTTATAAATGCTATCTGTTTATCTGGTTCAAAGAACTTAACTTTATTACACGCTTAATATGCAATCAATTAGATCATCAAAAACTCAACAAGG